TTTCAAATAAACTTCTCAGTTCCTTTAAATAGAGATCTGACTGAACAATGTCAACGCATTGGTGCGTTACATGAACGGAATATGAGACTCTCTCAAGAAATGACTAGAGCACTTAAATGTGCCGAACTACAACGGAAAGGTTTCACCTTCCGACCCAACACAGACTCAGCCAAATTATGTGCTGATGTCGTACCTATCCAATTAATCAAAAAAGAATAATGTTAGCACTAGCAAAACCATTCGTACTTTCTGCATTAAGAAGTCCAAAATTTAAGACATTCGTTATAGACCTACTACAGAAGTTAGTTGAGCAATCAGATAATGACCTAGACGATAAAGCATTAGCAATAGTCAAGAAAGGACTAGGAGTCTAATGGCTAACGTCAGTTTAAAAATCGGCAAACATAAAAGTCGTACTGGCGGACTCACCAAAGCTGGTAGAGAAAAATACAACAGAGCTACAGGCTCAAACCTCAAAGCACCCCAACCGGGTGGAGGTCCTCGTAAGAAATCTTTCTGCGCTCGCATGTCGGGTGTTAAAGGACCAATGAAAAAACCAAACGGCAAGCCTACTCGTAAGGCACTTGCCCTTCGCAAATGGAAATGTTAATTATGCCCGGACATTACGGTGACCACAAAAAACCAAAAGGTCAGTTAAAACTGAATATGAAAAAAATGCCTCCTCTAGTACAAAAAAGACTTATGGATGCAATGAAGAAAAAGAAAAAGAAAAAACCATATAACCCATATGGCAAAGGTTCAGGTATGAACCCAACAAAAGCTAGTTACACTACAGGACCATAATGAATAACAGAAAATGCTCTAAAGGCGGTAAAGGCAAAAAGGGGTATAGATAATGGCTAAGCGCGGACTCTATGCAAACATCCACGCCAAACGTTTAAGAATTAAAAAAGGTTCTAACGAAAAGATGAGGAGACCGGGTGCTAAAGGTGCTCCTACTGCCGCTAATTTTAAGCGTGCAGCTAAAACAGCAAAAAGATAATGGCAGCAAACAACATCTTAAAAATAAGAACCACTCAAGGTGTACCAAAGTATGTACACGACATAGACCCAGCAAGATATCACGATAGATTTCACACTATTAAGAAGATAGAAAAAAGGGTCAAGTTAAAAAAGAAAAAAAAGAAGAGAAACGCATGAAGAAAAAAGCAACCGAAGCCCAATTTAACGAGTTGCATAATCTAGTTACTAAAGAATTTCTTTGTCGTATAAAAGGCGGCGAAGCAACTACACAGGACTTAAAAGCAGCTTGTGATTGGTTAAAAGCTAATGATATTAGCGGTGTTGCTTATGACGGAAACCCTCTTTCAAAACTAGCAAAGGTTATGCCAACTGTTGATCCAGAATTAGTACAGGCGAAACTCTATGGCAAGTACTAGCTCCTACTACAAATCCAACCCAGCCGCTAAGCAAAGAAGACTTACGCAGCAAAAAAAATACAACAAAACAAAGAAGGGATTAGCACTACGTGTGAATGCAAATCGACTTAATCGAGACCTTGGTACCTATGGCAATGGTGACGGCAAAGATGCTGCTCATTACAAAGGAAGTACTACTAAAGGCAGACTTCAAGATCCAAAGAAGAACAGAAAAAGTCGACTCAAAATTAAATCACATAAAAAGATTGCATGACCCCTCTATTACCTAGTCCAAAACATTACTTACACAATTTAATAACCATGACAAGTTCAGATTCTAAACGGCTCTGGAGAAGAGCTGTAAAAGAGCACTTTCAATGTACATGTGTTTATTGCGGAGAAACTTATGAATTTAAAGAACTTACACTTGATCACGTTAAGCCTCGTAGCAAAGGTGGTCAAGATCTTACAACTAATGTTGTATGCGCCTGTAGAAAATGTAATGCAGACAAAGGTAGTAGCAATTGGCTCGAATGGATGAGAAAAGCATTTGGCTTTCAACCATTACGAGAACTGATTATTCAACAACACATTAATTAAAATGGCACGACCTAAAAGAGGTAACTATGCCACAGGAGCAGCCGGTCAAGCAAAATATGTTGCAGCTTTAAAAAAACATTTAGCCAATGTAGCTAAAGCTAAAGAAGCTAGAAAAATAACTTCTACTAAAAAGAATATTGAAAAGCAGAAAACTGCTGCTAAAAAAACAACTTCTACAAAAGTAAAAGAACTAGCTAAGAAAACAACAACAACTGCTAAAAAGACTACTGCTAAAAAACCTGTAGCGAGTAAAACAGTAGCTAAAACAACAGCTACAAAAACTCCAGTAACTAAAACAGTTACTAGGACTAAGGCTAAAACTACACCTAAGAAACTTGTAGCTAAAAAACCTGTAGCTAAAAAACCTGTAGCTAAGAAGCCAGCAGGAAAGGTACCAGCTAAGAAGCCTTTAATAAGTAGTAAAAATAAACTACGTATTAAAAAAGCTGCTACTACGGCTAGAAAAACTACTGTTAAAACAGCTAAGACAGTAGCTAAAAAAGCTGGCAATCTTAAAAACACAGTAACTAAAAAAGTTGATGCTCTTAAAAAAGTAAAACAAACTAAAGCACCTAGACCAACAACACCTCAACAAAAATTTGTTTCTAAAGCAGCTAAAAACATTAAAAAATATGGTGGTAAAGTTAAGGATAAACTTGGCAAAGATTTAGTTGGTAAAAAAGGAATATTAAAAATTAGAAATATTGGTAGTGGAATAAGAGGTGGTGTAGCTGGTCTTGCTACTGCTGGACTTACAAGTGCTATTAATACACGAGTAGACAGAGCATTTGCTAAACGTAAAGGAATGACTTTACAAGAGTTTAATGCAGCTAAGCAAAAGATGAAAAACAATAGAAATATTGTCAAGTCAGTTAAAAATATAGCAAGTAAAATTAGAGGTAAATCCAATACTCAATCTTCTACTACCAAAAATATTAACAAGCAAAAGAAAACTAATAACAACCTTTCTGCTAGAAACATAAGCAAGAATAAAAATAAAAAGAATTTTTACAACACACCAGATGGTAAGTCTCCAAAAGCTAAGGAAATAGCAAACGTACAAAAAAATATTAAAAAAGCTAAAGGTGTTAACAAAGAGTTGCTTCAGAAAAAACTTAATTACTTACAAAAATTTGGCAAGATGTCATCTTTTACGGTTGATAAAAATAGTAAATCGGAAAGAGAAGCTAGAAGAATTAATAAGTCACTGCCTACTACAAGTGCTGCCTCTAAATCACCAAAGCCCGGCTCAGCTAGAGCAAAGCTAAGAGCTAAGAACGAGGCAAGATTTGGCAAAGCACATGTAGATAAGTTACGTGCAAAGAACAAAGACTTCCAAGCTATGAAAAAGAAGAAGTTGACTAAAACAGAATTTATAAAACGATACCCTAATTCTCAAACGGCTAAACGAGCCAGAGGAATGTAAACAATAACCGCCCTCGCAAGAGGGCTTTTTTAATGAAGCATATTATCAAGCCGCTTCTCAGCAACGGGAAGAAGGTGATATCTAATGGTGCGGATGTAGTTGCAAAGAACGGACTTAACGGTAACGGTAACGGAATTGAATCTTTAGCTAGAGCATCTGCAAATGCAGAAGTAGCCAAAGTTAAAGCTAATCGGTCCACCTTCGTACCAAAGGTAGAAGAAAACAGGATAGAGGTTACTAACCATGCGTTAGATGATTCAGTTGATAATCACCTTACTAGGAAAAGAGATACCGTTGATGTGTCTAGACCTTTAGATGAATTAGAACAAGTACTTCTAAAGAATCTTGAAGATGTAGGTATAACAGACGCAAATCTACAATTTCCTAGGCGTAAAAAAGGTCCATTAGGAGAAGCAACAACTCTTTATAGAAACTATGGACAAGAATGGTTAGCTAAATCAGGAAGACCACAAAAGGAATCTCTTTACGCAGAACTTGACGGAGAAAGATTTTTTACTGACATAAAAGATAAACCAGCAGGCAGACTATCTATACGTAATGTAAGAGATAAACTTGATGAGTCAATAAGAACTGGTACTGCAAGAGATATTGCGATTATTGAGCAAACCTTAGATGAGAAAGACCTTAGAACTTGGCATAGATCTTTAAAAACTCAACGTGGTTGGGAGGCTCATCATCTAAACATGATTAAGCTTATTTCCAACATTGTTAATGGTATGGAAGCAGAAGGTAGGACAGCTATCTATAAACATTTAGGTAGACGATACAACCTATTCACTGGTAACTCAGTATTTAATAAAGTTAATTTACCTCCAGATATACACGACTGGGTTCATGCAGAAATGGACCGCATTGGTATTAATTATAGGAAAATTAAATTTGATAAGAATACACCAATTAAACAAAGAATGAAATATATAAAAGACTATGCAAAAAAAATGGATGAGATACAAAGGTTCATTTACAAGAAGATGTCACAAAGACCTTCAGTAGCTTCCAAACTTAATTAATCCACATTCGTACATGAAAGACGTTTTAACGTCCTTACAGGGCGATTTCAAGCTGTTTCTGCAAGCATTATGGGACCAGCTTGATCTCCCTTCTCCAACAAGGGCACAATATGCAATTGCAGATTACTTGCAGAGTGGTCCCAAGCGACTACAGATACAGGCATTTCGGGGGGTTGGCAAGAGCTGGATTACTGGTGCTTTTGTTTTATGGACTCTATTTAATGACCCGGAAAAGAAAATAATGATAATTTCTGCATCTAAAGAGAGAGCAGACAACATGAGTATCTTCTTACAGAAACTAATTATCGAAACACCATGGCTAAATCACTTACAACCAAAGAGCGACGACGGGAGATGGTCAAGAATTTCCTTCGACGTCGCATGTTCACCTCATCAGGCACCGTCCGTGAAGAGTGTTGGTATTACTGGTCAGTTAACGGGAAGCAGAGCGGATCTAATGATCCTAGACGACATCGAGGTTCCCGGGAACAGCATGACGGAGTTGATGCGTGAAAAACTTCTTCAACTTTGCACAGAAG